CACACGATTTGGGTCCATATTAGGTAACTTCATAGACAAATAATAAGCAAGCCCAGCCACCATACAATTTAACCAACGGAACGGAATATCTTGTGTATTTACAGCATTACCAGCATCTTGAATACGGCGCATACGCCAGTAAACAAAGTTATAGTACGGGTTTTGTGCTGTGCCTTGGTCAGGGGTGGGCCAGACTGTTATCTGTGGGTTTCTATCAGGGTTTGAACCTGTAGGATATGATGCACCTGACTGTCTATTAATCCAAACTTGAATCGGTCTACCCTGTGCTAGTTTATTAGGGATTGTAGAGTAGGTAGATACACTGATGCGACTGATGGTGATATCGGTTTGATTATTTTGTTGTCCAGCATTTGTTCTAATTTGGTGTTCCAATAAATCAATCGTATCCGTAGGTAAGTCGTAAGTGTTAGTGCCCTGCACCATTGGGATAACGCCCTGCTCAATTGTCCAAAGATTAATTCCACGGTTTGCCCATTCAATAGTTAATAAATTTAAAGAACGTCTTGCAGTACGAAAATCATATCCAGAACGCAGCTCTTGACCACATCTCTCAAATGCTTCTTCGATGATGTCTGATAAGTCTAAATTAAACGAACTGGTTCCGGTTGTTGTCATTTTGGAAACTCAAATATTAAACGTAAAATTATAAAATCAAGCACTAGCATATCGCAGTCATCTTCATGTGCTATCTCTGCACCAATCATTACACCTTTAATAAAATGCAGATAAAGCGTCATAGTGTTCATTTTATTTACCTTTTTTTAGCCGTTTTTGCTGAATTAATGAAATCCTGATTGGAGGGTGCTCCTTTACTTCCGGGCTTACGCATCTTTTCTTTAGACCCAGCAGCGATGCGAGCTTGCTTTTTATGGATGTTTTCATATAAACCGCCCTTTTTTAACAGCACTGCTGACTCACTTGTCTTAGGTATTTTTTTAGGGGACATTGCCCCCATACCACGACTAGCTTTCATTAAGCTGCTCCGCCGCCACACATAGTTTTAACGTGCTCATGGTGTAATTTATGACCTGCTGCGTGGTCTTTAAAAAAGTTATGGTGTGGCTTATGACCTGCTTCATGTGCTTTAGTAGCATCTTCATGCATTTCATGTTTTACAACAGCCTGTTCTGTCATTACATTTGCGTGGTGCATTTTCATATCTATCTCCTGATTAGCAAACTTTACCTTTAGTTTTACCTTTAGACTCAATACCGCCGCCTTTAGCAAAACTCATGTCTTTAACTTTACCCATTTTAGAAGACCCAATAGCAGCCTCTTTAGGTGCTGGCTTTTTAGCGCTCATAGTATCTTTAACTTTTTCCATCTTTGCGGGCATCATACGTTTTTCCGCCATTTTCTTTGTTGCCATACCGCCTCCTTTAAATAAAGCTGATTGTCCGTGGTCTGTCTTACGCTTGTTTACTGATTGTCTATCGGCGCGACCACCACCGGCAAACTTTTTACCTTTATCTGCCTCTTCAAAATCTTTACCCACTGATTGTGGAACACCAACTTTCCTTGCAAACTTTGGATTATTTGCAATTGCAGCCATAAAATTGTGCTGTTTTTTACTTGAACTTGGCACGAGTTTTACCTCTTTCAACTATACCGTCATAAGGGCACTTTCCTACTTTACCACCCTTTTTGTATGTCATATCAGATTCTATTTCTTTATTTTTTGTATTACTAATTACATTATTAGGGCTATCTGGGTTATAAGCTAAACTATTATCCACATTGCTTTTTGGTGTGTTTTCAGGGTTAGCTTTTGGTACAGCTTTTGGTACAGCTTTTGGTACAGCTCTTGTTATAGGTTTACTAAACTTTTTAACAGGCGTCACTTCTTTATTTTTACCTGCTTCTATAAATTTCATTGCACGTGCACGTACATCATCTCCAATAGTATTGGCTTTATTGTCACGCATATCAATTACTTCTGAACCGTCTTCGCCGTTAAATTTTTTCATGTTATTTCCAAAATTTCTGTAGTACAAACACTATACCACCGCCAAGTAATACAGACAATATATTAAATACGTAATGAATCGTTTTCTTAGAGGCTTGTTCTTCAGCAAGCATTTTGCGAATATCCGCTAATGCCTCTTTTACCTCTTCCATGTCGCTGACTAGTTTATCCATGTCGTCTTGTAGATGCTTAATCTCTGCTGCATGAGTAGCTAACTCTCTTGCGTTTACAATTACTGGGTCGTTAATCTGTAGTTCCATTAACACTTCCACCGTTTTAAACTTGCTGCCTTACGTGTTGGTTTGCCGTTCTCATCTTTCATTGGTCCGGGCATACCGCTCATTCTTGCACAAAACGACTTCTTACGTGGTCCACCTTCAGGTTGCGGGGCTTTTAGATTTGACCCTGTTTCCCTGTTATACTTCGCACGACCCTTAGCAGTAAGTCCAGCCCCTTTAGAAACCGGGAGTTTTTCGCCTCTTCCAACTGCAAGATTGGGTCCTTTCTTCTTAGTAGCCACATTAAGCCCCCACGCCAGTACCAGTAATTAAATTCTTAATCAGTTTACCAGCAAGAATTACACCCGCCGATACTGTAGTCGCCGTACTTGTTACTAACTGCCATTGAATATCAGTCTTTTCTGTATATAAAAACGGGTCAGAACTTCTATTAGCAACATAAATTGACACAAACGGTTGTTGTAAAACAGATAATTTAACACCTGTGGTGTTATTAATCGCCTGAACTGAATAAGTAATAATATTAGATGATGTGTAGCTATTTGATGTATTAACTTCAGCCAAATCCAAGTAAAAAGAATACCCAGCAGGGACTGTATAAATAGACATCTGTGATTTACCAATACCGGCGTTAATCTGCGCTATTACATTAGATGATTGCTTTAAAGTAATAGTACCTACGTTTGTAGTTTGACTAGTACCCGGTGTTGTCATTAATAAACTATTAACACGGAAATAACTATTAACCGTTGTAACACCCGAAGTACCATTAAGTGCTAATGTCTCTGAAATAGGGTTAAAGCTAGAATCAAGACCACTAATTAAAACTTTTGCAACGGTATCATCAGACGCTGATGTGCTGACTAATGTAAGTGTAGATGCTGCTGTAATATATGTATATGCTGTAGCGTTTTCCCACACAGGAATTTTTGTATTGCCCACAGCAGACTGATACCCAAATAGACTTAACGTGCTATGCCCAGAAATCTGACCACGAGACACTTGCAAGTCAAATGGCTCATACACACCCATTCTACTAATTGATGATGTAACTCCTAATGTTGCCATAATTAATCTCCTAAAATTTTAAAAAGGGGACCGAAGTCCCCCGGATTAATTACATGAATGTACCATAAGGATATGCTGATTTAGTACCAATATTGTTATCAGGCTGTGTATAACGCAATGTCAAATAAAATTTACCAATTAATGAGTTTGCGATTGTATATGTTAAGCCTGTTGGTGTACCAGCTGTAGTAACAATTGCAGCACCAGATGTAGTAGTTAAAGTAAATCCAGTAACTGTACCAGCACCACCAGTAACAGCAGATACTAAATAACTAGTTGGGTTTGCATAACCAGTAATAGACCCAGTACCACCCGCAGTTCCAGAAATGGTTAAACGTTGACCAACTGCTAAATAAGCGTTAGATGTACAAGTAAATGTACCGGCGGTGTCTGCAATAGCTGCGCCAGCTACTGTATATGTTGCAGCAATAGTATCTAAGTTTGTACCAACAATGGCTAATGTAGCAACTACTTGAGATAAGTTAGGTTGACCACTTTGAAGAATATCAGTAGATGTAGCTGTTTGGTTTCCTAACTGAGCCGCTGTAAATGTTGATAGAGATTGACGACCAACTGCAGTTACTGAACCTGTTTTAGCGTATGTTGCTGTACCGCCGGCTGCTGTATAGTTATTAGAGAAATACCATGTTGCAGATGTAAATGTTGAAGTACCACCAGATACCGCTGGAACAACGGCGCAATCAACTAAAATATCATCAATATCACAGCCTGTTGGCAAATAAAATACTGCGCCACGATAGATGTTTGTTGCTGAATCAGCCGGAATTGTCTGAGCTACAGATGGATAAGTGGAGCTTGATGGTGTATAAACAGTAGCGTTTGAGTTGGGAATTAAGTTACCGTTAACAAACTGCCCAGAAGAACCAGAATATAATGGTGTAGCTACTGTTGTGTTAGTCAAATCAATATCCGCATATTGATTTAATTGAGTATATCCTACGTTACGTAATGGTCCAAAACGGCTATCGCCTGATAAAATTGGACCTTCAAAGGTTGCGCGTGTCATGTTAGTTTCCTTATGCAAAAGCGCCTATACCAATCGTTGCATCGTCTGCTGGGGCAGTGGCGGTATAAGCAATCACCCAGTTATTGTTAGTATACAACATTTTTATTTTTAGATACAGGTTTTTGAGTTTTTCTGTGTAAAATAGACATAAATAAATTCTCTATTGGGTGCCACATGGCTGTAACCGTAAAAAAGGTTGATACACGAGATGTAGATATAGCCAAAACCCTTATCTATTTGCAGAAAAAATGTCTGCCCGGAGATGATTTAGTTGATATAACCGCAGGACATTGGTGGATTGCTTATGACGAATTTATGCTTCCGGTTGGTTTTGCTGGGATGGTTCGTAGCTATTATTGGAATGATTGTGGCTACTTATGTCGCGCTGGTGTATTAAAAGATTGGCGGGGTAAAGGCATACAGAAAAAACTGCTTAAAGCACGAGAAAAACATGCCAAAAAACTAGGTTGGAATTGGTTAATATCCGACACTACAGATAACCCTGCATCATCAAATAGTTTAATTAGTTGTGGTTTTAAATTATACGACCCGTCAAAACCTTGGGGGTTTAAGCACACTCTTTACTGGAGAAAAAAGCTCAATGCCGTACAAAGACCCAGAAGTAAGAAAAAGAAAACACGCGGAATACTCGAAGAAATACTACGAAGCAAATAAACAAAAAATAATTACTAGCGGAAAAATAAGAAAAAAAGCAAGAAAAGTTGATTGGCAAGTATTTAAAGCCACTCTAAGCTGTGTAAATTGTGGGGAAAACCACCCAGCTACATTTGATTTCCATCACGTTGAACGACACCCAGATAACCGAAAAGTATATAAGTTATTACAAAGTAATAACATCGGCGGAGCTATAGAAGAGATTAAAAAATGTATTGTGCTTTGTGCTAACTGCCACAGAAAGCATCACTGGGAAGAAGAACAAGAAAACAAAAAGAAAAGAAAGAAAAAACCCGCCTTGTGAGCGGGTTTCCCTAGGGCAGATACACTCTATTAGAATGAACCTGAAGAACCCCAGACACCTAATGGGTCTGACCAGCCAAAAGAATAACGCTCGCGTGACTTGTAACGGACGTTACCTGTGTCAAAATCGCCATCCATAGAATTCTGGAGTGGTGTACGAACGAAGTGCTTGAGACCATTTGGTACATCAGTTAACAAGAACCATGCATTAACGTCTGTCAAGAAGTGATTAACTGTGTAACCTTCTGGAATAGTACCGTTGTTATTGATTGCGCTGATGTCATTGTTGTTTGTACCAACACGTAACTTAGTTTCAAGCAAACGAGTAGCAACGAACATTAATGCAGGAGGAACAACCAACTTGCGTGGCTTAGCAGCGATTAACAAACTACGCTCATCAGTCCAAGCGGCGATTTGAATAACAGCAGCTTCCAAAGAAGTTTCATTCAAGTCAACTTGAGTTGATGGAGTATTTGAGTTAGTACCGCCAGATACGAGTGGATGTGCAGTATTAAACAAAGATACGTTATCGCCACCGGG